CCAGCACCCGTCGCATACTTCCGCCAGTACGCCTTCGACCGTGGCGATCTTCGCCGTATCCCTGCCTTTCATGAACAGGTCTACGCTGCCCTCAAATGCCCGGGCGACTTTCTTGTCGTCCCCGTGCAGGGCACCCGCCTCGAACTCCAGCGCAACCACGCCGTAATCACCGCTGGGCCGCTTATCCCAGGCGTATTCCGCAAACGGAATCGTCGTGTTCTTCAGCTTTGTCACCAGCGTCGTGTAGTCGGTCGGCATCTCAGATCACCCCCGTGGCTTCCGCGTCCGTTTCCGGTTCCGGTTCCGGATCCGGTTCGGGTTCCGGTTCCGGTTCTGGCACCGGTGCCGCCGCGTTCCGTCTGGACCGCTGCACCGTCAGCTCGATACCGTCCGTCTCCGTCACGTAGGTCCGCAGAATGTCATACCGCACGCCGTCAAAGTCCAGCTGCTCTTCGCCGCCGTACTCGAAGTCGTGGGCCAGGACGATCTTCAGTTCAGGGTTCAGCCCTGCCGCCAGCGCCTGGTACATTTCGCCCTGCCCGATGGATCTCACCGTGCAGAACACTGTTCTGGTGCTTTCCGTCGCAGAATCCAGTACGCCGTGCGCTTCCGGGTTTTCCCCGATCAGCGTACATACGCCTGCCTTCATCATGCGCTGTCACCGCCTTCTGGCATATCGCCGTAATCGGTGTACCCGGTCGCGTGCATCAGCTGGCCCTTCTGTTCGTCGTATGCGTCCTTTAGTTTGTCATAGTTCGGCGGATTGCCGAAGCGCGCCGCCGCGTAGGTGAAAATCGCCCGCATGACCAGCGGATTCGTCAGCGTCGAGTTGTCGGTCACCACACCCATCGCGCTCACCGAAAACGTCACGGTTCCCGGAAGAATCACGCCCGCGATTTCCAGGTCATTCGCCCCGGCCATCAGCAGGCTGGCGATCTCCGCGTCATAGTTGTTCACCGTCACCCGCAGCGCCTGTTTCGCCTCTGCCAGCATCTTCTCTTCACCTCTCAGTTCAGGGTCTTTCCTTCAAGCCCCTGGATGTCTCCGCGGAACCGCTTTCCATCCTCCGGCCAGATCGCAACCGCGCCGATGTGGCCCACGCGGGCCGTCGGTTCGCACCAGATCTCGTACCCGAGCCCCGTGGCCCGCTGGCAGAATGCCAGGTCCTCGGAAGCCCGGTTCGTCGGAAGGAAGCAAGTCCCGTGGTTGTTGTTCATCACATCCCCCAGCGCCTGCACCGGTGTCAGTACGCACGCAAAACCGCACGCGGCGATCTGGAACGTATCTTCCGGAATGTGATCTTCGTCGTACCGGTCCGCCTGCGGATCCAGCCGTTTGAAGATCGTCGGCAGATAAGGGTTATGCCTCGAAACAAATCGACCGCAGATGATCTGATCCGTCTTGCCGCTGATCGTCAGGTCCTCCAGGATGCTGTCCTCGAATACCATGTCATCGTCCAGCCACAGTACATGGCTGAAGCCGTTGCAGACCGCGTGCTTCGCCAGGTTGTCCCGGGCGGTATGCACAACGGTCCCCGAGATGATCTTCACCTCGAACCACATATGCTCACGGTTGAGCCGCGACATCAGCCGAAGCAGGCTCTGAACGAACTCTGCCCGCATCACGTCGTAGCACGGCACCGCGATCAGCAGCTTCTTGATCGCCATCTGTTATCTCCTTATTTCTTCGCGGCTTTCGCCGTCTTCGCAGCTTTCGCTGTCCGGGTTTCCTTTTTCACGGGCGCGGCCTTCTTCTCCGGCACCTCAATCTGCTCCCGGACGGTCACCGGTTCAGCAAGCCCGCATGAAATCAGAAAAGCGGCGCGTGCCGGCACGACATCCACGATCACGCCGGCAGCGCCCTTTTCGATTCGGTTATACCGTGTCAGACGAACCTTCATCAGGTGCTGGCGGGGGTGCCTTCCTTGGTCAGGCGGACCAGCCGGCCGGGAGCGGTCACGGCATGGCCGGCATACACACGGCCAACCAGCTTGACCAGGTCTTTCTCCGCCAGGGAGTAGGGATCCTGGACCATCTTCAGGCCTTCGCCCGCGGGGAAGTTGACCTGCTCCGCGGAGAGGTCGCCCACGATGGCGTACACACCGTTTTCAGCCAGGCTGTTGAAAGCGGTCAGGGCGCCGGTGGTGATCACGGTCAGGCCCTGGAAAGGATCGACGGCGAAGTTGCCGGCAGCATACGCTTCAATGAACGCGACCTTGGTCAGCGGGTTCATCAGAACAACGATGTTCTGCGCTTCGTCGCTGAGGTTGGCGGCCGCCTGGGCGATGGTGGTCAGGCCGGGGTTCTTCTTCACATTCGGGATGCCGACGGCGTTGGACTGATTGGAGGTGTATGCAGCGTCCCGGATATCCTTCACGATGTCATAGGACAGCTTCTTCATCACCTGGTAAGCCAGTTCCTGATACACATAGGTCAGGAAGCCTTCGCCGGTGGTTTCCATCATTTCATCAGAAATGGAAATCCACTTCTTGATGTTCTCGGGCTTGATCTCAACGATGCCCAGGGTGAGCGCTTCCTCGGTGTGGGCGGAGGCGCCTTCAGAGTGCACATACGCCGGATCGGCGCTGAGCTCAAAAGCAACCTTCACGTTGCCGGTGAATCCGGTCTTGCGGACGCGGCTCAGGATGTTCTCGTTTTCCCAGGCGTGGCGGACGATATCGTCTACCAGGGTGGGAACCGGGACATAACCGGTCGCGGCGGTAGCGTTGGTGGTCAGCAGGGCGCGGCATTCGGAATCATCGTTCTCGCCGCGGATGCAGCTCTTCACATATTTGGCGTACGCTTCAACGTACTCAGGGGAACTACGCAGTTCTTCCAGTGTCATAACTTTTGCCTCCTCAAATTTTTTGATTTCGGGGTCGTTGCCCCGGGCAACAGACTGCCGTTCTTCTTCGGCATTCGCGGCCGCAGATTTGCGGGCTTCGATTTCGGCCATGATGGCTTCCATCTCATTGATCCGCGCCTCAAGCGCGTCATTGTCCAGCGCGTCACGCTTTTCTTCGCTGGTTTCGGCGGTCAGCTCTGCCAGTCTGGCTTCCAGCTGTTCGCCGTTCATTTCGTCAAACTTCATCGCGTTTGACCTCCTTCATCAGGTTGTCCAGCCGTTCCAGCAGCGCCGTCCGGCGTTCCTGTTCAGCCTGCGCGGCCCGGTCCTCTTCCAGCTGCTTCCTTGCGCTCTCCAGCGAGGCTTTCACGCTCTCCAGCGTGTTGCCTTCGGATGCCGCCTGGATGTCCGTGCCTTCATATGCCGGGAAGGCCACCGCGCTCACCTCAAACACCCGGCGGATATGCTCCACCGTGCGCGTCGGATGATCGCTGTCAGCGTCGTCCCAGCTGTCTTTATCGACAGTGAACATGAACGACATTCCGGAAATATCGCCACGTTTCACCGCGGAATAAAGCTCTGCCGCCCGCGGGTTCCCGGCCACGTCCAGATCGACGCGGATCTCCATCCCCCGCTCGGTAATGGTCATCTGCATGGTGCTGTTTTCGTTGTTGTTCCGGCTGCGGGCCAGCGGCACCATGCTCGTGTCGTGCCCGATCAGGAACCGGACGTCCTTCAGGTCGGTTCCATCCAGCGCCGTCCGGGCGATTACTTCATCGCAAAAGCCCAGGTCCGTTTTCTGCTCGAAAACGATCGGCGTGCCGGTAATGAAAGTGCCGTGCTCTTCGTTCTGCTCAGCACGGCACTCAAAACTAAATGTCCGAATCTCTTTATCCATCGTTCTCTTCCTTTCCCTCGTCCACCATGTAGTACTCGCCGCGAATCGGCGCGTGCTTTCCGGCACCATCCGGCAGCGGCTCATAGTTGAACAGTTCCCGGATTTCGTCGATCATCAGCACGCCGCGGTCGCCCAGTTCCCTTGCCATCGATACCTTCTGGCTGACGTTCATGTATTGGAGCCGGTTCGCCGTCAGGGTGATCCGGTTGCCGCCGTTCATTTCGCGCTCGGTGAAAACCATCCGCGTCAGCGCGTCGGAAAGTTTGATCGCGAAAGGCTCTACCGCGCCATTAAAGAAGGCGTCCAGCTCATCGCCGGCCGCCTCATTCCTGATCACCTTTTCGCTCACGCCGAAGTAGTTGCACACGTTCTCCCGGATCAGCTTCTGCTGCTCCGCGTCCACCGTGAACGTCTTCTGGCTCAGTTCCTTTACGTTTGTGAACTGGTTCCCGAACAGCAGGAGCCCGCCGCCCTTGCCGCTCTTGAAGTTGTTTTCGTCGAACCGTTCACGCTCTTTCCGCAGATCTTCGTCGAAGGTCTTGCTGGTCAGCTGGGCCATGAAGCGGTATGTCGCGCTGTTCTTGACGCCTTCCTCGATACCCTGGCGGATCATGTTCGCCATCTTCATCGTTCCGTCCAGCGCCGTGTTCTTCTCCCCGAAGAAATCATCCTTCAGCTGATGCTTCGGAACGATCTGCACCCGGCTGAGCTCCATGCTTCGCATCTGGCCGTCAATGAACATATACTTCAGGTACGGTTCCTTCCCGCGCTGCACCAGGGAGCACATCGAAGGGACCACCGGGAAGAATCCGGTCGTTTCGCCCTGGCTGTCCAGCACCGGCACCAGGAACAGGTTGTTCTGGATTTCGTAGATGTTCGCGCAGCGTTCCAGGAATACCGGCCAGGTGTACCACGGGTTGGGCTTGTTCTTTGTCGCCGTGTAGAGTTTTTCCCTGGCAGATCCCTGCATGGTGTATTTCAGTTTGCCTACGTGGCGGGCAATCGCGTCCACCGCAGCCCGCACCAGTTCGCTTTCGTAGATCTGACCGCCCCAGCTGGTAAACACCGGCTCGAAGGCTGTGAACGTCTCAAAACGTCCCTCCTTTACCGGCGGTGTCTTCGGTTTCCCGAAGATCAGGTCAATCAGTCCCATGTTTTTCACCTCTCATTACTCAGCTGAGCCTGGTATTCTTCGTAATAATTGTGACGCATACAGATCGCGTCGCTCAGGGCCGCCATCCCGTCGATATGGGCCCGGGCATTCATCTTCACCAGGCGCCGGCGGTTCGTTCCTTCCTCGAACTTCAGCGCCGCGTCCAGCATATGCACCTTCATCAGGTCGTTGTCATTGATGCACCGGAGCCGGCCGTCTTTGATCATGCCTTCCATGTCAATCAGGACACCCGTCAGGTTGCTGCCCTGGCTTACTGATTCCATGTTGAATCCGTCCGCCTCCATGTCCTGCACCAGGTACGCCGCGCTGTACCGGTCATATCCGACCCGGATCGGCAGGATCTCGTATTCCTTTTCCAGCATCCGGAACCAGTTGTGCACGGCATGGTAGTCCACCGTGTTCTCGCCGCAGACCGTCAGCAATCCCCGCTGCGCGTAGATGCGATACGGAAGCCCATCGCGGGCCGTCGCTTCCTCGACCTTGTTCTCCGGCATGAAGAACTGTGTCGCGAACCAGCTGACGCCGTCCTTCTCGATCACGATCACCGCCGCTGTCAGGTCCACCGCCAGGGAAAGGTCAATCCCGCCTAAAGCGTAGCTGTGCCGGAAGTCCTCCAGGCGCCGATCCGCGCCGAAGCACTTCTTGATATCCTG